CCAATTGAGCTTGCCTTTCGACAATACTTTGTACTGGAGCATTCTTTGTAGCTCTATCAAAAGTCGGATCTACCTGAAGAGCACAGATCAAGTAGTCACATTGAGATTTTGCTTCTCTCAACATGGCTACATGACCTGCGTGGAGGAGATCAAACGTTGATGCAGTTAATCCTATTTTCATACGATCCATTCCCTTTGATCTTCAATTGCATGTTGACTACACTGTATATAGTCACGATCTTCTTCAGATAAAATAGACCAAAATTTACTTACTGATTCAATATGACTTGAAACTACTTCTGGTCGTTTTAAGTGATAATTTTTCTCCATCCAATTTTGGAGAATATCCATTCGTTGATTAATTTTTTCTTTGAGTTCAGACATTAGTGACTGCGCTTTCCGTCAAAGACACAAACAAAGTAACAACCATGTGGACCAGCATGAACTCGGTGAAACCAACCATCTGGAATCAAAACAACATCGCCTTCTTTTACAACTTGGTCGTGGTGTTTTCCATTCAAGTCAATCATTTCCATCTTACCAGAACCTTTGACAAAATTGTAAACTTCTTCTTGACCAACGTGAGCATGGCCACTAGTAGCCTTAAAAGCGTATAAGTCAGTACTACTTACTACAAGATTGTTTAGTGTCTTATTGTCAACTACTTTATAACGATCGTCTTCTTTGACGACTTCACCACCAATATCATTAATATTAATTTTCATCTGTAGTATTCCTAGGACGATTTAAAAAATCACGATCAGGCTTTTGACCTTCCATTTCACCAGCAAGATATGAGGCAAAGAAAGAAGCATAGTTGATCAGATCGATACATGAATCTTCGAGCGATTCAAAGTTTTGACCATAGTTTGGATCAGATTCCATAGCTTCCATAACAGACTGCATACGAAGAACTTTGGCATGCATAGTGTCAAGGATAGTAGAACAACCACGACAATAGTAGTCTGCTTGTTTGATCCGTGAGTTTGGATTCTGATAATCAGAAGATTTTTTAGTTTGAATTTCTGCAGCTTTTTGCAGAACTTTGAGTGAGTATTTCATTACGCACACATCCTTTCGATATGGGCCTCGATCTTTTCATCGGACCACGCTTCAAAATCAAGAGTCCGAGCATAAGACTTACTTGTCTTATCTGCGGTAATGTAGTAAGCTGTTTCTTCTAGCTCAATACGCTTGTACTCAATAAGAGTACCAGTAGGAACACGCTGCGACCAATACTTGGTCTCAGACGGATGAGGCATCATCCCCATGAAGCACCCAGGTTGCTTGCTGAATTCTTCAGCTTCTCTACGCTGCTTCATGATATGATCATAAAGAGCACCTGACATAATATAATCTTCTTGCATAACATTCTCCTCAATTATTAGATATATTATACACTATTTTTTCTCATTCGTAAACAAAATAATGAGCATATGCTAAACTTTTTTGAATTTTTTTCCATTCCAAACGTAGGTTCCTTCATGGATATATTCTTTAGATTTTCGATCATTAATAAAAATATAGACAATGTCTGGATAATTTCTCCATGTTTCAAGCTTGGCAGTTTGACAACGAGCTAGAACAAATGGAACATTGCCTAGATGTTCAGTAACTTTGATTTCTACTGGATCACCTTGAGGATCGATAACATCTTTAAATTTTCTTTCGTCATCTTCCCAACCAGTTTCAATCAGATATTGTTCTGCGGCATGGCCATACAAACATGCTTCATATATTTGATTAAACGTTCTACCACGAGCAGTTGATGGCTTACTATGAATTTGTGTTGCTTCGTATGAAGCTCTTTCAGACCATTCGCCTTTATCTTGAATATCGTCAATATTAAAAGACATATCCATATTAAAAACATCAGAGATTTTTGTAGACGTATTCGAGAGCACGATCTGCCTCCTTATCAAGTGGACGGTTCTTATACCAGTTACCAGTGTCTTCGTCAAACTGCCGGCAAAGTTGAGAGATCTCATTAGCAGTAATTGGATATTTCTTACGTACTGCATTACCAGCAACTGCAACCATAATAGCATACATCTTAGCATACCAACCAGTCTTTGAGATTGTTTGGTATTCAGCAGCAATTTGTTTTGGCCAAAATGGACAATCATGATACGAAGACCATTCAAAGTTTTGGTCAAGTTGATCTTTACGATATTGTACAATTTGTTCTTGTAAAGCATCAGGTAGACGATCAAAGAAGTTATTTAGATTCGTCTTTTCAGGCATTGGGTGTTTAAAGATTAACTCAGAAGGATCAATACTAGCCCCGTCATGATGGCTGAATATAAAGTTAAAAGCGTTATCATAGTTTCCTGGGATGTAATACATACGAGATAAATCTTTAGTTTGTCTGTCTCCGAGATCTCCGAGTTCGGATTGTAATGCGTACCAAAAACGTTTGATTGCATCTTTTCCAACTGGTCTTCTAAGAGGAAAGACGAGACGGAATTTAGGTTGCTCAATCTTCGAGCTCGCAGTGCTATAACACACAAAACGATAGGTAGCAAAGCGTTTAACCAAATCATCTTCTAGATCTCCTTTTGGTTCGTAATCATCGACATCAACCGCACACCAACCAGCCCATTCAACAACATTATCATTCTTACGTGTAGTGTTTTTCTCATAGATAGCCGGCGACATTAACATCGCTTCTTCTTTACTTTCAAAAGGCTTTTTTGAAAGATCATATAACACGCGTTCAAACGCATCAAAATTTGGAGCATCGATGCGTTTGTTTGTTTTGTTATCGAATATATTTTTAAAGAGCGTGAGGGAAATGCCCGGTGTTGTCGTCATGTTCAGGTCCAGTCCATCCTTCAGGTTTAATCAAATCTGGTAGACCAAGTGGATTCGGACGTGTTTCTTTTACACCCGGATTCTTGGCCATATTTGCGTTGTGAACTTGATCCCAAGCTACTTGAGCATCTACGCCAAAAGCATCAAGAGTACCGATTGCCACAACACATAAGTCGATGAGGCCATCAACAATTTCTTGTGGATCTTTATTCTCTACAGCGTTCTTTGTTTCAGTAAGCTCTTCATCAAGAAACTTCATTCTAAATTCTAGAAACTTTGACATCTTTTCTTTGTCGTCAATGTTTTCCATAATCCACTGGTGTACACCAAACTTGTAGTGCATGTCCCAGATATCTTCGTGCCATTTTTTATTCATAGTATATTATATCCTATTTTGCTGTAAAAGTAAACCATTTTATGCGAAAAATTCATCTAAACTTGCGACTGGTTCTGGATTCCAACCAATCGCGTCAAGAATAAGTTTGAGTGGTTCAACGAAAGTTTTATCAAACTGTAAATCATAATCTATATAGTGATCGAGTTTCAATTCAGGCGGAAGTACTTCTGGAAAAGCTACAACATTCTCATGAATTGGATTTGGCATCTTCATGTAGCAGAATTTGATTCGATTCGCATTTTGAATCAGCTCATACTTCTTTGTAAGTTTGTTGTCCTTACATAACTTGTTGTAGAGAAGGCTACCTCGAACGTGAATAGGAGATCCTTTTTTGTATATAGACTTTCGATCTGACCAGTCAGTAATATTCGAGACCGACCTAGGGAACGCGACCTTTTCTGCAGGGAGCGATTTAAACTCTTGTTTGAAGTTTTTGATATAAGCCTGAGCGTCATCTTCAGATCCAGATATTAGGATCTTGAAGATCTCTTTGAACTTATCGCGGCAAACTTCCGGAGTAGAACTCTTGATGGCTTCAATACCCATGATTTTGAGTTTTGGTTCAGCGTACTGTACTCCTTCAGAGTTGTGTACATTTAATATGTATCGTTTCTTTGCGGTCCATATACCACGATCAGCAATTACTTCACGACCCATTTCCATACGTGGTTTGTAACAACTCATATTATGAAAGAGTTTTTCATAGCATTTACCGATTTCAGTTTCAAACTTTGTCTTACAAACCATGTCAAGGAATTTGACTGGATTTTCTGGTTTGAACTTTTCAACCATTGGACCAAAGTTAACATAAAGCGAATCAGTATCGATAGCGATAACATAGTCAATATCGGTTGTCTCAAGTATTTCATTCATATACTTATTGACATTGCGTTCAGCCCATTGAATAGCCAATTGACCGGTAAGAGTAACGCCCTCGGCAAGTCGGAGGTCGAAGTATTTGAAGTATTGATTGCCGAGAGCGCCATAAAGAGAATTCATCAGAATCTTAATTGCCATTTGCTGGTTATTAAGCTTATTGATTTCTTTCTCAAGTTGAGTTGTTTTTTCTTCTTGATATTGAGATTCTGCTGCCAACATCATTTTCTTAATTGACTTACGATCATCATAGTAGTCAACAATGATAGAGGGAATCACACCATCGATATTCTTTCGATAGGTAGAACCATTTGCAGCAAGAGCACCTTCACCGGTGTATGGATCAGAATTCATGTAATATTCAACACCAGATATTTCAGCTTGATTGATAAGAGTCTCAGGACTCATATTCCACTGAACAATAATGTTAGGATAAAGTGAATTCAAATCAAACGATACTACCCAGTCATGAGCGCCAACATGCGGTTCTTTGACGTAACCGCCAGCAAACTTAGACTTGCCAAAATCAGGAGTCCATACCGGTGGTACACGTTTTTCAGAATTGAGTTTACGATAGATGATCGATTCCCAAATATTCGTTACACCAAACGTATCAGAATAGTTCACACCACCCTTATACGCCATAGTCATAGCCAAAGTAATCAAACCCATCTTGTCTTCGATGCGTTCAACCAACTCAACGTCTTTCATGTTATAGTCAATGTACTTTTGAAAGTCTTGTTTGTAGAGATTTTTCAAAGAGCCGGCTTCTTCGTATGATAACTTCTTTTCACCAAGAACGACGTAGGCAATATGATTCAAAGCATATGATTCTTGAGCGCCATAGGAATATCCAAACTTTTGGAAGAGTTCCATATAATCAAGCTGTTCGATACCTTTAATATCATAAGCGATTTCTGTCCGACCACGGCGAGTTATTTCTCGATGATCAACCATTCTCCAAGGAGAGAACGCTTTACAAGAGTCGATACTAAGAATTTTAGCAGTACGATTAATAAGGTATGGAACATCAAAGAAACGAATATTCCAACCAGTAATTACGTCTGGAGTCTTATCAGGATCAGACCAGAAGTCAAGGAACTTACCGAGGAGACTTGCTTCGTCTCGGCACCGATAATAGCGAACAGGTTGAATAAGACTCTTCTCAGTATCGAAATCGCCATAACCCCAGACGTGATATAGTTTTGACTTACTAGACTTGTAAGTAATTGAAAGAATTCTTTGAGATGCTTCAGCTGGATGCGGAAATCCATCGTCATATTCTGTTTCAATATCGAAGGTACCAACATCAATACATTCACGCTTGAATTCAATATCGCGTGGAAAACGTTGAGTGACGTATTGTTGAAGATACTTTGCGTTGCCATAGATCTTACGACCAGCAACATCACGGTTTGATTCTAGCCATTCTTTCGCATCACGCATGCTGGCCATTTCAATAGGCGCAATACGCTTACCGTCTAGTGACGTCCATTCAGTAAGAGTTTTTGTTTCTGTAAAGAAAACTGGTTTAAATTCTGTATCGCGTTTATAGATGCGCTTACCGTGTTGATTGTAACCACGGTACAGAATAGTGTTGCCATAACGGCAGATGTTAGTATAAAACGACATATTACCTCCAAATACATGAACTATTATACACTATTTGGGAGGAGTTGTAAACAAAATAATGAGCTAGACAGCAAAAGATTCTCCACAACCACAGGACGCAGTTGCATTCGGATTAATTACTTTGAGATATGATCCACCTAGTTCAGTGACATAGTCAACTGTACAACCAATAACAAACATTTCAGCCATATCATCGATCACTAGGTTTCCAACAGTAGGTGTCTTATCAGTCACATCCCAGACATAAGTAAAGCCAGAACAACCGCCACCTTTTACACTCAGGTAGACATTTGGTTGTCCTACTTTACTCATATATTCTTGGGCTGCTTCCGTTAAATTAATCAACGGCTCTCATCCGATCTACTAATCTTTGAGCTCTATTAGTTACTTGACGATACCAACGAGAATCAACCATTTCGTCAGCAGCGCTGTTCCAATCACGAGCATCGACTCCACGTTTCATTCCTTTAAATTGAGATAAACGAGGCCGGCCCATATTAAACATCATATTAGCAATGATTAGTTGGACTTCTTCGGGCAATTCGTTATAGTCTGGATAGAGGGTTTCGCAGTCAGACAATACGATTGCGACGTCTTTGTCGAAGCACTCGTTGACTCTGTCTTCTGAAACTTCTGTTCCGACTGGCTCACCGTGTTCCGGATCTGAATCGATGACCAAGTGACCAATACCAAAAGTAGGCAGACCCAAATGGTCCAAGTAGATCTCATATTTTACTCCTTCGTCTTCGGCAATTTCTTCTCTAAGTTGTTCTAAGTTCACGTGAATCTCCCACAAGTAAATGCTATTGTTAATCTCCTACGAATTTCATCCATTTGAAATTTTTCGGTAAATGGTCTAGTTTTATGAAATTTTGTAGTGTCCCAGCTGTACATTGTGCCGGGAGTATCAAATGTAAGAATTTGTTCTAAGCTTAATCCATATCCAGCTTCGATTGGCCAAACGCTTTCATCAATACAATTTTCCATAATATAATCATGATCGTCTTGATCAAATTCTTTATGAGTAAACTTTGCTATTTCAGTGCCATAGCGTTCTATGCTATCGCCTTTAGCAAATTTTAGTTTTGGTTTTTGTTTTTTAAGAACTGGAAATTCTTCCATATCTTTTGAAAAATCGACATACATTGAGTATGGAAAACTTTGATCGAAAATACAAGTACCATCATGGCTATCATGGACATCTAAATTAATCAATCCTTGTCGAGTATATTGAATGTTATCTTCGTGATGCCAATCTTCGTATTTTAAATCGTCCCAATTGTCTGGTCTAGGATCTCTTTTACGTTTCACATCGCGACCATCACAATGTAATTCAAAATTATAAGGGATGTCATAAAGAGCACACCAATATAATTCACCATGATCTGAAACAACTTCTGAAATTTTTGAATTAAGTAAGTCAAAAAGATGATTGTGAAAATCTTCTACATTTAATTGGGGTTTTATGTCTTGCAAAAATTGTAGAAACTCTGGTTTCTTATCTGGCATAATCCAGTCATCATCTATTTTATATTCGGTATGAACTTTATCCCATTCAAACTTTGGAGATCGATCTAGATCTAAATCATCAAGGAACCAGAATCCAGATGTTTGAAACTGCACTAAGTGTACATGTTTATCTGTTTTGATATATTCTTCTTTCAAAAGTTTATTATATAAAACATGTGCAGAAACGATTTCGTCTACTTCCGATTTTGATAAAAAATCGTTAATGTGTTTTGTTTCAAGCATGGGTATCTCCATAAAGACAAAAATTATAAAAGGGCAATTGCTCGCCCCTTTATTTATTAGTTTAAAAACTTAGATTCTTCTTCGGTATACGGCCACATTAGAATAAGTTTGCCTTTCCACGTTGAAGTGCTTGTAATCTATACTCAAGATCGTACCTATCAGTAGCTTGAGCGAGATATCTTTCACTTGGAGACATACTTAATTGTTTTACCCAACCCTTAAACCATTTAGTCAATGTTATATTCCTTTCTAATTCTTTGAAGAGATTTAACATTCAGTTCATGTGTTAAAGATTCGACTGTGTGACCTTCTTCTCTATATTCATGAATTATCAAACGAGCAATATGAGAATTTGCTTGAGTCTGACGAGCCATGATATAGCCAATCAACACACCTTGAAAAGTTTTCTTTGTTGCAGAAACAATCCAATTAAGGAGATTCTGCGAGTAGTTCAGCGCTATGGTTGCCATTTTTTACCTCGTTTTTTCCGATTGAAATTTTACGAGGCAGCTTCTCATCGGGAAGGACGACTTCAAGATTGACAGTCAAGATTCCATCCGTTAGATCTGCTCCAGTTACTTCGGTATATTCCGACAGTCTAAATGACTTTTTCCAGTTACGAGCACTAATACCTTTATGAACATATTTTGTTTGTTCTCGACGAGCAGGTCGATCACCCTTGATAGACAAGATGTGGTCTTTTACTTCAATGTCAATATGTTCTTGTTTAAATCCAGCCACAGCCATTTCGAGAGTATATTTTAAATCTTCTTCTTTGACTACGTTATGTGGTGGATAGGTATCCTTCGCATGGCTATGAATATTATCTAGCTGATCGAAGATGTGGTCGAAACCAAGAAATGCGTTTCGCGGAAATGCGAATGTTCCAGTCATATTTGCCTCCTGTTAAGCAAGGTTATGTAGTGGACCCGATTATTCGGCATCCACTACTATTTATATTAAGACTTGTTACCAATATTATATTTTGGTTGTAAAGTCCAATTGTTTTTTTCTTTGAAAGGAATAATTTTAATTTGACGCATTGGCGCTAATGGTTTAGCCGTCGCTGTGTCATCAATTGATACCAATCCCCAATCGCTCATAAGTGTCGCGATTGTGTTACGGCGAGCAACGTCGTTTTCTTCTAAGTTGGACTTTTTCCCATCAAGCAAAAAGAGTTCTTTGAAATGGACGATGAAATACCGTCCTTGTTTATGGAGAATATGGCAAGATTGAAAGAGTGTATTTTCTTTTCTTGATGCCACGCCAATCCGAGTCAACGTTTCTCGTACTTTGAGAAAATCGTCTGGCTCGTTCAAAGTCACCTCTAGCATAGAGGCGGGAGTCCACTCTACTATATTATTTTTTTCCACCTCGATAAACCTTCTTTTTCAAATCGTTAATTCGTTCAGACGATAGAAGGCTGAGGACTTGGCGGGCTTTTTCATTACTATAGCCATAATATTCCTTGATCACTTCAACGTCATCATTCTTTTGAGCTTTTGCCCATTTGGAGAATCTTCTTTTCTTCCGTACTATATTTATAAGAAAATCGAATTGAAGGCGATTATCCAAATGTGCGTTGAGATTCATCTCATTTGCTATAAGAACCGTGTCATTAAAATAAGATAGTTGCCGATTTACCATAAACGCGTTATAAGATTTTTCGGCGATATCATCAACCATAATATTAGATTTACCATAGTTGATGTCATTACAATACTCGAATGGGTTCATTGAAAGTTCTCCACGCCACCAACGTAATCATCAAAATTGAGTTCTGCTTCAAGTATTTCTTCTGTCAATTCTTGAGTATTAACTTTGTTTAAGTGTTTGGTGTTCCAATATAGTTGCGGCACAGTTCTATGATTGTTTGAACGTAACCATTCACGTCCACTTATATCTTCGCTGACGTTTATAACATTATATGAGTATCCCCAATCATCCAGCTTTGCTTTCATGATTTCACAGAATACGCAATTAACTTGTGTGTATAGTGTAAGTCTAACTGAATTTGACATTGGCCATTACCTCCGTAAGACAAGCGACAACATTAAGCTCATGATCTGCAACAAAAGCATTCTTATATTGATAGTCAGCAAGAATAAGAACCAGCTGTGGAATTGATTGTGGATCTACTTTATCTGACATGCGATCATACATCGCACGAAAGATAGCTGCGGCATCAGTATCGATATTGTTGACTACCCATGCTCGCATCTTTTTGAAGTCTTTGCTTTTTAAATGTTCGAAAAGATCATCGTAACTTGTTGTCGATTCGTTGACAACAAATCCAGTATGAGAACCACGTTGTAATTCATTAAGAATCCGCCGCCAGTCTGGAGCAAATTTCATAATAATTGGCGGTAATACTTTCTTATCGTATTCAACACTTTCAGCGTCTAGGATAGTACAAGCTCGATCCATAAACATTTCACAAAGAGAGACCATATCTTTCTTTGTTGTGTTAAATTCATAGACACCACACCGAGAATGAAGTGGTTC